CAGTAATAGTATCAGTCTGCCATTCAAAGAAAGTATTATCAACACTTGTCTTCGCACAACCTGACATGAAGGGGGTATCCAAGGGCGCGATATTGTAGATCACGTCAGATAAATCCTCGCGAATCGCTACGGAACTATACGTCAGTGACGTATTTGTAGCAATAGCCATTTATTTATCTCCTTGTTAAGATTTAAACATATCTTCTAAAATAGAGGCCGCATCATCGACATGACCACTACCTCGTAGACGTTTCATTTTCGCAGCACGTTTAGCTTTGCTAGTAGCACTCTTACCTACAGGAGTGCCAGACCTAACCACGTTGGGTTTGTTCTTAACCTTTTTAGACTTGATATCAGAATTTTGAAGTTCATCATATTTCTGAGCCTTCATCAAGACTATCATTGATCTATGATCTATCAGAGAAGAAATCTCTTCATCGGAAAAACCCTGCTCAGTAGCATAAGCCCTTATAGTGGAAAAAGATTCATTACGAGTATCTTTGTCTTGCCACTCAGGTACTTTGTCTAAAAGAAGTTTTCTCTCTTCGTTGGTTCTCATTTGAACCGCTCTCTGCATTTCTGCATCCTGCTGCTGTTGTGCGTAAGCCTGTTGTTCCTGCATACCCCTAACTCTATCTTGGGCATCGCGCAGTTCATCACGCTTAGTTATGTAAGCAATAGGATCATCTTCTTTGAGAGTTTCCCAATCGACATTAGAGTATTCTTCTAAGCCGGTCATAGATTGTTGAACAAGTTGTCCAAGTGCGTTTGCGTACTGCTGACGCTCAGATTGAGCGGCAACCATTTCTTGCTGCCACTGATGATGCATTTGAGCCATCTGTTGTCGCTCTCCTGCAATTTCCTGCGTCTTCTTGGTGTAATCTGACTGCCGGGAATATCCCTTGATTAGTTCGTCGTAGGTAACTTCTACTTCCTCGCCATTTGCTATGACGGGAAATAGAGGCTCTTCTTCGTCCTCATCAACTTCATCAGATTCCTCAGATTCGTATTCATCCTCTTCGGACTCCTCTTCCTCTTCGGACTCCTCTTCAAATGATTCGTCTTCCTCTATGGGTTGAGACTCTTCCTCTTCAGTAGGTTCGGCTTCCTCAGTTTCCGGAGTTTCCCCTTCGGGTTCCGTCATCTTGAGTAGTGCCTCTTGTGCTTCCCATAAACTACCGGGTTGCGTTTGTTCTTCGTGTGCTTGCGGGGCTGGTTGCTTATCCGCCATTATTAAATTCCTCTATCAGATATATGGGTGTTGCTTTTCCATCATCTTAGCCATGTGTCCAGTTTCAACTATGGACTTTATATGACTATCAATTTTGTCAAGCAGTCTTATTGCAAGCCATATAGATTCTCTGGCTTCCAAATCTGTCGAACCACTGTGATTCCAGCGATTCATTAAATCCTCTCTTAAAGTATCAAATGCTTCTTTTAACAACTCATCGTTGAGGAGGCGTTTTGCATGCTCCTCTCTATTGGGGTCTGTCATATTATCCTATAGCAACGGGCCTATTCTGTTGCGATTCTAGTTTTAATTCAGCGGCTTTAAGCTGTGCATCTACCGCATCCTTTTGATATTCCTGCTGAATCTTCTGCATTTTAACTTGCACATCAGCAGCCTTTATTTCCAACTCCTTCTCTTTGAGCTGTAGTTCCGCCTGCTCCATCTGCTCTTTGGGCGATGGCCCCTCCTGTTTCGGAGGTATAGTTGCGGGGTTGGTCAAGAAGTCATCGACATTCTGGAAACCCATAGCCCTTACAAGGGCCGCACCCAAGTTGTACATATTCTGTATATTGACAATGGGTAGACCACCCTTCATAGCGTCACCAGCAAACGATAGCATTTGAGACAGGTGCGCCATCTGTTGGTCTTTGTTTCCGCTCCCAAGCGCAACGCTTACAGAGCAGTCATACTTGTCTTTCCACACATCGGGTCTGACGGGAATCCACTGGTTGCGTAATTTAACAACACGCTCTCTATCCTGATTCTTGTATAGTAATTCGTAGATGCAGATCATCAGGTCTTTAACACCTGTCTCCGCAAAATTTCGCGCTATCAATTCCACACGACTTTGCGCGGCACCCATAACAGCGTTGACAGCAGTGGCTGTCGTATGGGATGTTAGGGCGTTATCATTCAATCCCTGAGACATTCTTGAAACACCGGCCCTTGATTCCCTAACGCTATCAATATATTCCAGCATCTGGAATGTATAGGGTTCTAGGGAAGGAGTAGCCAGAGGAGTAACTGCATTGGGGGATTTGACCCTGACTACCCCACCCGGTCTTTGTGTGAGCAAATCGTCTAAGTTCGCTTGGCCCTCAAGAACTGCGTACCTACCAAAGTTCTGGTTGTACATATTGTCCATGAGGTTACGCATCAGGGTACTCTTGATTAGCTGCAAATCCATAATAAGATCAGCAACAGACAAGCCAAAGAATTTATGCGGTATCTTCACAGGGGTAATAGATACGAAAGGTACTTTATCTATTTCATCATTCTGTAGAACTTTGTCACCAACGGTGCAAACTTTCCTTAACTCCGCAATACCATCGCCATCGAAATCTGTTTTCAGAAAACTCTCATACAGCCAATAACTGGTTAGCGCCTCTTCGGATGAAAGATCACCTTCAAGGAACCCGAAATTAGAACTATTATCATTCCCAAATCTGGCTTGCCTTTCCCCGGTAAACTCGACCATATCTTCGCCGCCAGAACTTAAATCCTCTGGACCTAAATTCTCATCGGGGTACATCTCCCTAAGTTCAGATAAAGTCTTCTTTACCCTGTGGCAAACGAATCTGGAATCCGGTATGCTCTTAGCTTCTCTGGAAATTAGGAATTCTGAGGGTGGAACATTCTCCACTCTTATTCTTCCATCGTAACTCTTGCGCTTTATAACAATGTCATGGTAGGGCGGCTCACCCTCCTGCTGATGCTGGGTATGTTCTACTACCTCAACCTCGTCATCAGAGATGAGAACCATTAAACCGTTTTCGTCTAGGTTCCTGTATTCTTCTCTTTCTTCATTCTCATACTCATCCCACCAGACTTTAACGATTCCGTTTTTAGATAAGAGTGCATCCGTGAACCAAGAGTATAATATCTCCCAACCCGGATTGTCTTTTGTAAAAACGTAATTAACGTAGTCTGTAGCCTGTTCAGCCATCTGTACGTCTTCTGGGCCGTGGGGAGTGAATTTAACCATTTCATCCCCGGATGCAAATACACGCATTAGTGAAGGTTTAATCCACTCTATTGTGTCTTGAACTGTAGTATCAACATACTGACTTCTACCCTCCACCTCATTGCCAAAGGGCTGACCATAATAATATTCCATAGCCTGTTCCCTCTGCTTCGATATTTCATCATCGTAGCCAAGAGCGTCAGTTATTTCATTCTTGATCCTGCCTAACAGTTCGTCTTCAGTAATTTTTTCGTATGCCATTAAACGATTCCATAGTTCCTATATTCTACGTCTACTGTCCATGAGGGGTCTTCCCCCGCTACAGCAAAACGCTGGGATTGAAACGCATATCTTGTTGCGCTCAAAAGGTCATCCCGTATAGGAACCACCTTTCCATCTTTTCTGTGATACATCCTAAACTCCTCAAACCAATCTCCAAGAGTGTTAAATACTTTAAATTTACCGGCTTCTATGCTTTGTAACATAGCCATCAAACCCTCTTCTATTGAGTTTGACCCCTTGTTGGTCCCCAATGCTGGGGGATTGGTAAAATGCTCAAGCAGGAAATTACAACCTAAGTTCCTGTACTGGTCAGCTAATCCGGGGTTTCCCATGCTATCCCTGCGATTTCCGTCATGCGGGTAGGCTATGGGAATAAAATGCGGCCTCGTTTTAATGTTGGTCGCATGAACCGCTGGACTCGCTTTGGAGGCTCTGTAGCAATCATAGATGTAAAATGTTTCACTCTCGTTATCTACAGCGCACCAAACCATTGCTGTTGGGTGATCCCAACCAAAATCTATTGCAGCTATTCTAGGCCAATGATCTTCTAACTTTATTGGCTCAATCATTATATCCTCTTCTGAGATAGGGAAGACAAGGCCAGAGCCTATAGAGGGTCTTCCGTATCGCCGCATCTCCCTCTCATGCGGGGAGTATGCTGAGAGAATCTGGGTCATTACCGTTTCAGATAAATGTCCCGGCTCTCCATTCATGGACATGATCCGCTCAGAAGCGTCATCCCATGTCGCGTTGGTCAGAGATTGACCCGGTTGTATCCGGTTCATAAACGAGGCAACAGTTTCAGTCATCCCGTTTTCAGGGGTAAACGTCATGTAAACCATCCCCCTCCTGTCCAACGTCCTAGTCACAGCCTGTGAGTACAGCTCCCTGCTTGGCTCCTCATCTAGCCACACACAGTCAACAGAGCGTCCCTGCCATTTCTCAACACCCATCTCATAGGCTTTGAAGAATAAAGAAGAGTTCCCACCGCTAACGTGCCTCACCAGCGCTACTGATTTGGCGTTAGGTACACCGGGCTTGCGTTCAGTTTTGATTATTGTTTTTTTAGGCACTGCGCCTGAACCAAAGGCTTCCGGGTCATCTGGGGAACCCAATAACTCCGCCTGTACAATATCGCGGGTTGTTTCATTTGATACACCACCGGCCCAAGCTGTAATAGGTTGCGTGTATCTACGCCCCTTCCACCACTTCGGGTATAAGCCGGTAAGGTGGTAAGAGACTT